GTCCCGTGATGCCGAACATTGCCGGAAAAATGTTTTCGTACGACAAGAAAGGTATGGCCGCTGCTGCCAAAGAGCTGATGAAGCAGAAGAAGGGCAAAAGCTCTAAGGCGAAAGGCATGGGCGGAGGGGTCAAGCGAGCGATCGACGCCGCTAAGAGTGGTGGACTTATGAAGTCGAATCCTTTCGGTGCGAAGAAGAAAGCTAAGCGCACCACTGATGCCCGTGCGCAGGCTCAGGCTAAGCGTTCCGCGCGCGCTGCCGGGGCTCGTGCCAAATCGCGCGCTATGGCTGCCCGCAAAAAGGGCAAGAAAGGCAAGTGAGCTAAGAGGGGGTCATAGTTATGGCTGAGCAACCGGACTGGATGACCAGCAAGCAGGTCGATCAGGGCGATGACATCTACTATGACCCTGGCACCGGCAAGTACTACGGCTACATGCAGGGCCGGTACAAGAAGAAGCGGGGCGCTAAGCGCAGTAAGTACTACAACATCGACGACATGGTCGAGCTGACCAAAGACGAGTTGGAGGCTTACAAGGAGTACCGTGGCGAGGGCAACCGTGGTACCTATCGCGGCAAGTCCGGCATGGGTGACTACACGGGCCCGGGCAAAGCTCGCATGTCTAGCCGCAAAGACGACGAGGGCATGGAGAGCGATTACGCTTTCAAGAAGGGCCTGATGGGGCTCAGCGAGCGCTGGGACCGCGAGACTCTGTACGGCGACCGTGGGCAGGCCCGCAAGTCGATGATGGAGAACCGCAAGAGCGTCATGTCTCAGATGCGTGATCGCTATAGCCGAGGCGGCGGTTGGGGTAGCCTGTGATCGGTAGGGGCACAGCGGCCCGCGTTATCGGCACAGCGGTTGTTGTCGATAGCAAGCGCAGTTCGGAGGACACTCCGATTGCGCAGTGGGCTTCTGTGTCCAAGTACGACCCAGGCGTAAACGAGGGTGCGTCTACATACGGGACGTCGCACTACTACACACGGTTTGTCGAGGACACGTACGGGACGCTGGACCTGTATGTGACCCTTAGCACTGCGGCCACTGGCAGGGAGCGCATTCGCTGGCAGATCGACGGCAGCTACGCTAGCTATGTCGACTTCAGCGAGACGCGCGTCAACTCAGACGGCAACCTTGAGATGGCGATCATCAAGGGCCGCGTCCAGCACCGCATTCGGGCGACGATCAGAGAGCGGACGAGCTGGTTCCCTCCGCAGCGTCTTGTGCTGACTCTGCTGGACGCTGACAACTGTCAGGTTGCGGATGGCCCGACCAAGATCGTGCTGATCATCTACAGCCGTAAGGCGCCTCCGCAGGTGGCGATCACTGGCGGCGGCACGATGACGGGCTCGCCTAACGCGAGTGTGCCCGTCACCTTTACCCTGAAGGATGCTGACGGCTCCGACTTCACTATGGCCGATCTCGTCGGCACGGTGAAGTGCTACTACAGGGTCTACGACTCGACAGACGCCTACAAGACTCCGGTGCCGACGTTGATCGGCCCGACGAGCGGTGGGTCTGCGGTTGGCACGGATCCGCGTCAACAGACAGTTACTTGGACGTCAAGTAGTCCTGTCAGTCAGGTGGTCACCATGACTGAGGTCGGCGCTCCAGCAGGGGACTACACGCTGGAGGCGCTGGTCGAGAAGCCGACCGTCAAGTACGACAGCGAGTGGATCAACCCGGACACAGGCGTAAAGTCGCTGGCGACGATCGACATCCACAAAGACGAGAACCAGTGGTACTTCAGCAACGACTACCCTGCGCTTAGGCAGGACAACTACGGCCTCTACATCAAAGACGGATGGCATCCGGGTTACCCGACAGGGTATGGGTACGGTGGGCAGACGCTTACGACGACCACTCTGCCACACGTAGAGTTTTTCGAGCAGTCAGCGGCTTCCCCCATCGTCGACCCTGTTACTGGGAACGCTTTGGAGTGGTGGGTCAACACCGATCAGGTGACTGCTGGTCCGAGCTACACGCGCCAGCTTTTTACGGTCCAGTACTGTGGGGGGCCCTGGATTGGCCACGTCCCCCCGGATGGGACTAACTACGTGCGTTGCGCGTACCGCATCGAGCCGTTTAAGACCGAGGACGTCGATCACCAGCACGAGATCATCAGCGTTGGCTACCGCGCGCGTCAGGTGGCGCGTAGCAGCAGCGTGCAGTTCAAGATGCGGAACGTGGCCCCGGCTGCTGGATACGCAGTCTTTGGAGATCAGACCAAGGCTCAAGCAGTGTTTGAGTTCCACGACACGCTGCACGTCAACCTTGCGGGATCAACAGTCGACCTCAAGCTGGTTGATAACACGAGTAACGTGCTGACCTACGGCAGCGGCGCAGACATTGAGATCGGGGCGACGGCTGAACTCACCGCGCAAAATTTTCTGAACGCAGCTCGCTCGATTGGCGGTGGCGTGAAGTTCGCGGCAGTTCGTGTCGGGCGCGTAGTGACGCTGACTAGGCAAGAGTCGGCACCAGCATCATCCGATGCTCCTACGTTATCCGACCAGCCGATCGCGTACACAGGTTACTTTGCGGGCTATGTTCAGCAGCCCTTTCGTTGGCAGACGCCGAGCATCGTTGATGCGTCTGGCAACGACGTACGAAAGTTCGGTAGTGGCACTGGCGAGTACTACTACGACTCTGAGACCGGCACCGAGATTTGGTTCTGGTCGATGAAGAACATGTGGGGTCGCAACAGCGGGTACGCTGGCAACGGCCTGACCACCACGAGCGCCCCGGAGCGCTTGACGGCATCGGTGTGGGGCAAATGGTACGGCGTGTACCGTGATCCTCTGTGGGGGCTGACCGTGTGGATGGTCAACTACGTCGCGGATGAGCCCGCGAGTTTCAATCCGACAGCGACACCTGACATCAACGGTGACGTGTACCGCTACAACCAGGGCGTGAGCACGCCTAACGTGCGTGCGTTTACGGCGTGGAGCAACGCATCGCACCCGCCTGCGCGAACAGAGGCTGCCGCTGGCGAGCACGGATGGCTGATCGAAAGCTCTGAGACGGGATATCTGCCCGATACTGGCGACTGGGATCAGGCCTCGGGTAAAGGGTACGACTTTACCGACTACAGCAAGAACCTCATGGTGTTCAACCCCGTCTGGGCTCTCTCTTATGACGGCAGTGACGACAACCAGAGCTTCAACGACATCAAGAACCTGAAGCTGGGCACGCTGATCCACAGCATCCAGATGCAGATGTTCGACGATCAGGCTGACTTCTACACCGCTGCGACCGGCTCGTGGCCCGACTTCTTCCCCGTATCCTTGTACAACTGGTGGGCTCCGCGTGGCGGGTGCACCAGCACTAACGATAGTCGCCCCTCTGTGACTCTGACGGTGACCTAATGGCTGTTGACGTAGAGATTGAGGTGAACGAGGGCAACGATGTGTGGTTTGCGCACCGCATCGTCCTGCCGAACTCGCAGTACCTAGTGAACGGCGACCTTGCTACTAGCGGCAACCTGATTCAGGTGTGGCTGATTAGAGATACGGCGCACGGCGCAGCACGGCGCGTGAAGCGTCTGTTTGTCACACAGAACGCTGGCGAGGCTACGGACTACATCTTCGACACTCCGCAGTACACGTACTGGGACGGTCACGACGACGTTGGCTACAACTTCCTGTACCGCTTGACGGCAGAGGGGACCACCGGCAGCGAAACGTGGAAGCTAGAAGGCGGCAACACGTACTACATCGAGTTCGAGGTCTCCACGGCTAACTTCGGCAAGATCAGGTGGGCCGACAAGATCGAGGTCCGGGGGCTGATTAGCCAGTGAGTGAGGTCGTCCACAACTACACCCCTTACGGCGCTGCGCGTGAGTTGTGGACATTGTCGCCGGCCGAGCTTCTGCTCGAAGGCCCTGCGGGTACGGGTAAGACGCGCGCGCTACTAGAGTGGATCAACTACCTATGCGAGGCATACCCAGGCATCCGCGTTCTCATGCTTCGACAAACAAGAGAGTCGCTGGCCGAATCGGTGCTAGTTACTTTCGAGCAGGAAGTATTGTGGCCTGGGCACCCCGCTATTCACGGCTCTGCCGGCCGGAACAACCGGCAGAACTACCACTACCCAAACGGTTCGCACATCGTGCTAGGCGGGCTCGACAAGCCGGAAAAGACCTTCTCGACGCAATACGACGTCATCTCGGTCTTCGAGGCGCGTGAGATCGACCAGCACAGCTGGGAGTACCTGTCTCGTGCAAACCGTAACTTCGTGATGCCGTGGCAGATGCGCATCGCGGATACGAACCCCGCAGGCGAGTACCATTGGCTGAACCAGTACTTCCCGCAGGGCTTCCGTGAGGTGCCCGACAGGCACAAGAAAGACCAGAAGCTGCGGCTGCTCTCTCGTCACCAAGACAATCCTACCTACTGGGACCACGAGAAGGGCGACTGGACCAAGCGAGGTAACGCCTACGTCAACGGCATCCTCGCTAACCTGCCTCACGGTGCCCGCCGAGCCAACCTCTACGAGGGCCGCTGGGCCAGCGAAGAGGGCGTCATCTTCGAGGACTGGGACCCGAGCGTCCACATCATCGACAAAGAGGACGCGCCCGAGTACAAGTGGTGTTTCGGCAGCTACGACAAAGGGCTTCGTCACCCGGGATGCTTGCAGATATGGGGCGTCAACGACGACCGCATGTACCGCATCGCCGAAATATACCGCACTGGCCAGAACCAGGACTGGTGGGCGGAGCATGTGGTCAAGTACCACGAGAAGTACAACCTTCAGGCGCTGGTCTGCGACCCGAGCGAGCCTGAGTACATCAAGGTCTTCAACGACCGTTTGGGGCATGCACGGGGGCGGAACGGCAACCGTATCGCCCGGAAGGCGCGCAACGCCATCCGCACCGGTATTGACATGGTGCGGTGGGGTTTGAGCAAGGTCGACAATGGCCCCCGTATCTACATCATCCGCGACAGCCTTGTCGGTCGCGACAGAGACCGCGTCGAGAAGAAGAAGCCGTATTGTCTAGAGGATGAGATGGCTAGCTACATCTGGACGCGTAGCCGTGATGGCAAGCCTGTGAAGGAGCGCCCGGACCCGACGTGTAGCGACCACGCAATCGACAGTCTCAGGTATGCTGCGATGTTCATGTGGAACCGCGACATGGCGACAGAAGACAACGATTGGGACTACCCTGAGAACAGCTTCGGCAGACTGCTGAGCCACAAGGAAGTAAAAGGAGCGCCGCATGTCGTTTGACCACCCCGAACACGCAATGGAGGAGGTGAAGGCTGCGGTTGAGTTCCGTAACCGGCACACCAAGGCGCTGGATGACCAGATTCAGCGCTTCCGAGGCCCCTACTGGAAGAAGGACACAGCTACAGGGAGCGACTCGTACGCGCCCGAGAACACGTACTACGAGTACGTGTCGCTGATGATCCCTAAGCTCATCTTTGACAACCCTCGCTGTCAGGTTTCGAGCCGTAAGCCGGGACCTGCCAACGACGTTGCGACGGCACTGCGGTATGGGCTCAACCGTTGGGTGCGCGACTGCGTGCTGCGCAAGCGCCTTGTAGAGCTGGCGACTGACATGCTGTTTGGCTACGGCGTCGCAGTCGTGCGCGAAGACGCAGTCAACAGTAGCGGCGGCGCTGTCAACATGCCTGAGAAGGATGTGCAGAAGCCGAGCAAGATCATGTGGCCTGTTGTCGAGCGCATTAGCCCGAAGCAGTTCATCATCGACCCCGGATGCACGCGCGCGAGCGACGCCCTGTTCATGGGTCACGAGTACCGCCGTACGCGCAAAGAGCTGCTGGCGATGGCCGACCGCGAGGAGGGCTGGGACAAAGAGGCCATCCGCGAGGCCGCAGCTTCAGACGCTCATCGCGACAAAGGGAATCAGCGCCTGTACCCGGACCGTGACGAAATCGTGGTCTACGAGGTGTGGTGCCCGGACTACGAGATGGACGAGAGCCCCGGATCAGACATGGGGTTCCACGGCACCATCATTACGCTGGCTGCCTGCCAGTCGCCTGAGGGCAGCAGCCCGCTAGGCAAGTACCTGCGCAAGCCGCGTCCGTTCTACGGGCCGCGCACTGGGCCGTACAGCATGTTCGGTGTCTACAAGGTGCCGGACAGCCCGATTCCTCTGAGCCCGCTGCTGGCGGTCGAGGCTCAGATCAGCGACTTGAACGAACACGTTCGGGCCGCGAGCAACAGCATGATGAAGCACAAGCGCATCGTGGGGGTAAACGACCCCCGCACAGCGCAGCTCGTCAAAGATACCGGTCACGATTACGTTGCGGTCGTCCCGTTCGAGGACGGTCGCGCCATGATTCAGGAGTTCGAACTTGGCGGACAAACAGAACAGCAAGCCCGCTGGATCGCTACGTGCCGCGAGCGAGCGGACCGGGCACTCGGGATGGACGAAGCGCTGCGTGGAGCGGTATCTGGAGCTGGTACGGCAACGGAACACACCATCGCATCTGAGGCAGCGAACACTCGCATTGCGTACATTAAACAGGCGTTCACGGACTCAGTGACCGCGCTGCTGGAGAAGGTCGCCTTCTACATGTACCACGATGATCGCATCGTGTTCCCGCTTGGCAGCGAGACTGCGCGAGAGATGGGCCTGCCTCCCGACGCAGCGCCCTACTTCGAAGGCGGTGGTCATGACGGCGAGGCCGGTTATGGCTTCGAAGACCTAGAGCTAGAGATCGAGCCGTACAGCATGGAGCGCGCTACAGAGGGCATGGCACAGAAGCGCGCGATGGAGACGCACTCGCTGATCCTGAACACGCTGCCAGCTATGCAGCAGTTCCCTGACTACCCGTGGCTCGACCACTTCCAGAAGATTGGCAACGCGATGAACGCGCCCGATCTGCCGGAGCTTGTGCGTCCCGAGTTCCTGACGCGTCTTGCCCAAGACCTGCAGCGCATGCAGCAGGCTCAGGCGCAAGTTGCGCTCAAGAGCGCTACGCCGATGATGCAGGCTCAAGCCGGACAGCCAGGGAAGCCGGTGCAAACCAAGCAGCCCAGCAAGGAACTGCCCAACGCGGGGCAGCAGATGAGCCGCATGCTAGGCGCCATGCAGCAGCAGGCGCCGACTGGCCCGCCGCAAGGAGGTACCAGTGGCGCGTAAGAAGAGTAAGGGCACGATGCCCAAGCGCTTTTCTGTCAAGAGTGGTGATAAGTCGAAGTCTGGTGGCCTGACCGCTAAGGGTGTGGCGCGTTACCGTGCAGCCAACCCTGGTAGCAATCTCAAGACTGCTGTCACCACGAAGCCCAGCAAGCTCAAGAAGGGCAGCAAGCCGGCTAAGCGCCGAGCGTCGTTCTGCAGCCGCATGAGCGGCATGAAGAAGAAGCTCACAAGCAAGAAGACTGCGAACAACCCGAACTCTCGGATCAACAAGTCCCTGAGGAAGTGGAACTGCTGATGGCGAACTCCGAGTACCGCAAGTACCACGCGAGCACCAAGATGAAGAAGGAGCGCGCGCAGCGGAACCGCAACCGGCGGGTCATGGAGCGCGCTGGCCGCGTCAAAAAGGGCGATGGCCGAGAAGTTGACCACAAAAAGCCCATGTCGAAGGGCGGTGGCAACGGAAGGAAGAACCTGCGGGTCGTGTCCCGCAGCGTCAACCGCAAGAAACACAACAAGACAGGCAAATGACTAAGTCCAACCCGCGCATTATTGTGCGCAAAGATGACGCTTTCGTTTCTCGGCAGATGCCGAAGAACTGGAAGCACCACAAGGGCCAGTTTGATAAAAGTGGCCGTCCGATTTTCCGCAACATGGCAGAAGCGCACGAAGCTGCGCGCCGTGCACGCGGCGAAGAGGGAACCCAAGTGCACTACGACGAACTCTGAACCATAACTGAGGCAATATGAGCGAAGAAGAGAAGACCGTTGACGCAACCCCCGAAGCCGCGCAGCCCCAAGAGGCCGCCGCGGCGCCGGAGACGTCTGAAACCCAGGAAGAAACCGCCGAGCAGCAGCAGGACAGAGTCCTGATGGAGCTTGACGGGGACCCGGATCCAGATGATCTAATACCCGCAGGCGACGTCTCGGAGGAGACTGAACCTCAGGCTGGGGAGCCGCAGGGGGACAGAGAGAGCGAGACGTCGCCGCTCTCTGAACAACACAAACAGGCGTACGACATCCTGAAGCGCGATGGATGGACGCCTGAAGACCTAGAAGCACTGTCTGATGATCGCCTGCTCTCCATTGCGGAGCACAGGAAGAAGATGCAGGCAGATGTCGACCGCATGCTGCGTGAGCGGCAAGCGCCGTCACCTGACACCGAGACCGACAAGGACTCAGGGGAGGCCACAGCAGAGCCCACCTCTGACCAACCCAGCGTCGCTAACCTCGCTGAACAGGCAACCGCGTTTGCCGAGTACCTGGGACTAGATGAGTCTGGTAAGGACCTTCTAGTCGAGCTGCAGCAGGCGGCTGTGCAGCCTATGCAGAAGCTGGTGCAAGAGCAGCAGCGAGTGCTACAGGCTGTGCAGGAACAGCTCCTGTTTACGGAGCTGGAGCGAGCACGCATGTCTCTGGTCGACCGTTACCCGCAGGCGCGGGACACGCAAGACGAGAGGTGGGGAAAGGTGCTCGATCGCATGGGTCAGATGTGGGCCGATGGCGCACAGTACGACCCAGGCAAAATGATGGAGGAAGCTATCCTGCTGGAATACCGGGGTGAGATCGCCGAACAAGCGCGTGATGCCAAGGAGCGGGTAGCCAACTACCGTCAAGCGGGGATGCCGAGTGTGAAACCTCGCCCCGAGGCGACTCCGACTTACAGCACGCCGGAGGAGCGACAAGACGCTGTGCTGCGAATCCTTGAGAGCAACGACCCGGACAAGTACGCCCGGGCACGTGCTATTGGCAAACCTAACCTGTAGGAGAACCTTAAATGGGCTCTGCACTTTCGACGTTCAACGACTTCATGAACAACACCGGGCCGGCGT